AAAGTTAGTCAGACTATATCCGTTAAGGAAGATGAATGGATTGAGGTCGGTTCTTTCGTCTTCAAAAACTTTGATGACATATCTGGAGTATCATTTTTACCTTATTCTGACTACATATATAAGCAAGCACCATACACAGAGTGTACTAAGAAAGAGTTTGACTCACTAAGCAAGAGCTTACCCACTATTGATTGGGAGAATCTTCTTAAATATGAGACACTTGACAGTACCTCCGGTTCACAAGAGTTAGCTTGTGTTTCTGGTTCTTGTGAACTTTAATATAAAAGTGGACATTTATGGACTATAACTTAGTTACTAAAGACTTACTTTCGTATCTTGATAGGATGTTTCCTAATAAAATACCTCCTAAAGATACCACACTAGAAGAACTTTATTTTCTACAAGGGCAACAAGCTGTTGTAGACAGACTTAAACAATTATACGAGGATGATAATGGGTGGGAGAACAACACCTCCGATGCCTAAAATGCCACCACCAGTTCCTCCACCTGCTGAAGTAGACAGACCGGAGATAGCACAGGCAGAAATGGAAATGGTGGCTCCTAAAAATGAGGCTAAAACAGGTAAACATAGGAAGTATAGAGTCAAAGGATCTAAAGGTAAAAGTGTATCACATTCCAAGTATAAAGGTGGTGGTTTAGCAGGGTACACACAGAGTAAATCAGGTAACGCATAATCTTTAACAAAAACACACACTATGATAGACTTACAAATTTATCCTATCAATTCAAAAGAGTTGTTAGATTTAGTAATGAGTGCTGGAGTAGCAGATGGTAGACAACCACTCTATCCCACTCATGTTGTAATAAAAGAAGGAGAAATAGTAGGTTCCTTCTCCACGTTTTCACCAACAGTTTACTGGTGGATGCATTCAACTAAGGTAACCAACAGAGATTCTGTTGCAATATTTCAATCTCTTGATACACTAATGAACCAAGAGAATCATCAGTCTTACGTCATACCATGTCATCCCAAATCATCTTACTATAAGACTTTAACTAGTAGAGTTGGTGGAGGTCTTGAGCTTTATAAAGGAGATGGTAACGATGATTGGACATTATTTATAAGGAAATAAAATGGGAGGATCAACAGCCGATGCTTTTGATAGTGCTAGTAGATATAGTAAAGCAAAGTTAGGAAAACTACAAGAGCATACAGAGAGACAGACTAACGAACTTGCTAAAACAGCAGAGAAGAACTTAGAAGGTTCAATGGATAATACTCTAGGTGCTGCTGGTAGAGAGTTTAATAAAGGTATGCAAGCGATAGGACTGATGCCTAAAGACAAGGATAAAGACACTAGTGATGGTTCCGCAAGTGCTAACTATTCTAACAAAACAACAGCTTCATCTAAGGGATCAGGTAAGAAAGCCGATCTTGGTAAAGATAAGTCAAAGAAAACTGGCGGTAAAGCGTCTTTATATGCTAAAAAATAAAGGGTAGCTATGAAAGAATACATTAAGATACTAGATGATTTACGACCAGAGGAAATTAGGTTTCACTTTGATCCATTAAATAAGAACCTATGCTTTGGTGGCTCCACACCTACCCTCCCTAAAATTAAGATAAAATTACCAGAAATAAAAATTGGAGGTAGTGCTGGAGATTTACTAGATAAAGGAAAAGATGCCGCAGGAGAAGCAGCAGCAGCAGCAAAAGCAGCAACCGCAGCAGCAGCAACTAAAGCAAAAGAAGCCGCAGCAGCAGCAGCAACTAAAGCAAAAGAAGTAGCACATACTGCCGCAACTAAAACAAAACAAAATGTTCATGGGTTAGCTACTGATGCAAAGGCTGAATTTGCTAGACAGGCAGATGCAGGTAAGGCTGCTCTACATGCTGCCGCAGATCAAGGTAAAGAGTGGATGCAGAAACTAGGGTTAGCAAAAACAGATGAACCTACGGAGGCAGCCGCCGCCGCAAAAGCCACACCCGGAGGAACTGAAAAAGTTGGGGAAGGTGGTAAAATAGCTATGAGAGAGGCAGTAGCGTCTAAAGGTAAGAAAGCTAAAGCTGGTGCTAAAGGTAAACGAGCATTAAGAAAAGTTGGAGCGACAGTATAATTTATGGTAGATGATACACAGGATGACACATATGCTGAGAAGGGGATGCTCAAAGGTATGTATGAGCAAGCCTTCAATGAGAGAGAGTCATACCTGAATAGAGCTAGAGAGTGTGCTAAAGTAACAATCCCTTCCTTATTAAAGGATCAAGGTGCAAACTGGTCAACAGTTTTTAATACCCCCTTTCAGGGTATAGGTGCAAGAGGAGTGAATCACTTAGCAAGTAAACTATTGCTCACATTGTTACCACCTAACTCACCTTTCTTTAGACTTACTATAGATGACTTTGATCTACAAGAATTAACAGGTGCAGAACAAAGGGGTGCAGTTGAAGAAGGTTTAGCTAAGATTGAACGCTCTGCAATGAACGAAATAGAAACACAAGCATATAGAGTACCTGTGTTTGAGGCTTTGAAACACCTTATCACAACTGGTAACTGTTTAATTTATTTACCAGAGAATGACACAGGAATGAGAGTGTTCCACCTAGATAGATACGTGTGTAAGCGTGATCCAATGGGTAACTTAATATACCTCATAACTAAAGAATCTCTGGATGCAAGAACTATACCAGAGAAAGCAAGAGTAGCTCTGGGGCTTTCTTCACCACAGGAGCTTTCCCCTGAGTCTCCTGACAAGCCCTATGAGCTATTTACTTATGTATGTAACAAAGGTAAATACTGGCATGTACATCAAGAATTAGGTACCACAACTGTTCCAGATTCTTTTGGGAAGTACCCAATAGATAAGAATCCCTTTATACCTTTACGATTCAGTAGAGTGGATGGGGAGTCTTATGGAAGAGGTTTAGTAGAAGAGTACTTAGGTGACCTTAAGTCACTTGAGGCTCTAACTATGGCTATAGTAGAGGGATCTGCGGCTGCCTCTAAAATTCTTTTCTTAGTGAGACCAAATGGAACCACTAGGATAAGGTCTGTAGCTGAAGCACCAAGCGGTGCAATAATACAAGGTGATGCACAGGATGTATCAACTCTTCAAGTGCAGAAATCTGGAGATTTCAGAGTTGCACAGGAAGCAGCACAAAAAATAGAAGAAAGATTAGCTGCGGCTTTTCTACTTAACTCTTCTGTTCAACGAGATGCTGAGAGAGTAACAGCAGAAGAAGTACGCTTCATGGCACAAGAACTAGAGAGTACTCTAGGCGGTGTCTATTCTGTACTATCTCAAGAATTTCAGTTACCGTTAATTAATCTTCTACTTCAGAAAATGGTTAAGAGTAAGAAGATGCCTAAGTTTCCAAAAGACAAAGTGAAACCGAAGATTGTCACAGGTATGGAAGCACTAGGTCGGGGTCAAGATCTTAATAAACTATCACAATTTCTAGAATATCTAGCTCCTTTGGGGCCAGAAGTAATTGCACAGAAACTAAACATTGATGACTACATGGATAGACTAGGTGCATCTCTTGGTATTGACACAGGTGGTTTAATTAAGACAGATGAACAGATTCAACAAGAGCAAGCTGAAGCACAGCAAGCACAAAAAGCGGAAATGCAAGAACAACAACAAGCTCAAATGATGGGTGATGTTGTTAAAGGAGCAACTCCGCAGATGGCTAAAGGCATGAGTGAAGCTATGTCTCAGAATCCTGAGATGGCAGATCAAATGCGTCAAGCTATTGCTGGTCAAGCATAACAACACACATTAAGAAGGAAAGACAATGGTAGACGAACTACAAACTTATCAAGGCGAAGGTGTTAATCCAGTAGGTAATCCTGAACATATTCATGAGATGTTGGCTAAAGTGGAAGAACCACTTGAAACATTTGACAATGAAGATGAGCTTTACACTAGGGACGAGAGTAGACCTGAGTGGCTTCCAGAGAAGTTTAACTCTGCTGAAGAGTTAGCACAGGCATACAAAAGTTTGGAACAACAGTTTCACTCTGGTTCAGAAGAAAGAGAACAACAAGCAGAAGAACAAAGGTTCCAAGATGAAGAGGTACCTGCAATACAAGAGACTAGTCCATCCCAAGTACACCAACTACTTGACGACAAAGGATTAGACTTCTCTATCTTCCAAGAGGAATATAACAACACAGGTACACTATCTAAGGAAGCTCTTGAAGCACTTTCAGAAGCAGGTATTAATGAAGAGGTTGCTAGTACTTGGATCTCTGGTCAAGAAGCACTTAGAGATCAAAATATAGATACAGTACATTCTAATGTTGGTGGAGAACAGAACTACAATAACATGTTAGAATGGGCTAATAACAATCTGCAATCGTGGGAAGTTGATTCATTTAATAAGCAACTAGAAAACTTAGATGCTAACACTCAGTTTGCAGTTGCGGGATTGTATGCCCGTTATCAAAATTCGGAGGGTATTCCTCCGGCACTATTGTCTGGTGAGGTTGGAGAGGACGTAGCTCCTCGTTACGAATCACTAGAACAAGTTACTTCGGCAATGAGCGATCCGAAGTATGGAAGTGACCCTGCTTATAGAGCAAGGGTTGCACAAAGGTTGGGTAATTCCAACGTGCTCTAACAAAGAAACAAGGACGAATCGAAAAGTAAGACTAAGCCTCATGCGTGGGACAACTCTGTACTGAACTTTGTGAGACCTAGATTTCCGAGTTATTAATCAATAACTAATAATCTAAGGAAAAACAAAATGGCTACAAATTATTCTAGTATTGCATCTAATGTTGAGGGTGGGATACATCGTGCTGGTATGGTCAATGCCGCAACTAATAGTTCAGTTGGTTCTAGGGAACTATTCCTAAAACTATATGCTGGCGAAGTGTTGACGGCATTTGCATCAAAGAACATAATGATGCCTTTGCACCGTGTCAGAACGATTTCAAAAGGTAAATCAGCACAGTTCCCGATGACGGGTAAGTACCGTGATGCGGCTTATCACACACCGGGTAACGAGATAACTCCAACGGCTGCCAAGCAAGGTGAGCGTGTTGTTTCAGTAGACGATCTCTTAATCAATGCACAGTTCATCCCTAATATTGATGATGCTATGCGACATTATGATATCAGAAGCATCTACACTCAAGAAGCTGGTTTTGGCTTATCTAAAGTTGCAGATGAGAACATCTTGAGACTTGCAGTTAAAGCGTCATTGTGCGAAAATTCAACGATTGCCGCAGTATCTGGTATGATTCAAGACTACTCAGCATTTGATGATGAGGACTTTACACCAAATGTTGTGTGTGGAAATGCGGCTGGAGATATTCGTCTTCCAAAGGATATCGTACAGGCTATCATGGATGCAAGACGTATCTTTGATAACCATAATATTCCAGGTGATCCATTTGTTGTTATGCCAACAGATATGTACTATGACTTATTCAAAGTCTCAAGTGCAACTGATATGGTAGACTTCGCAATCTTCAATAGAGATGTTGGAGGTGGAGGTTCTATAGCTAAAGGTCAAGTACCACAAATTCTTGGTATGCCGATCTATGTAACTAATCATCTTGGTTACTTTAGCTCTGGTTCTACTTGGGTATCTAACTTATGGTATCAAGCATCATCAAACTCTTTACTAACATCGGGACAGCCGATATTACATAGAGATGTTTCGGCTAATACAGCCGCACCAGACCCACTTGCAAAGAGTGTAGGTTCTGGTCGTGATGGTCAGTATAATGTACCTGCTGGTTCAAGTGCAGCATATACTTTTGCATCAGGTGCAAGTCAGTGGATTTCTAATGTTGCAATGGAAGTTCGTGCACTTGTTATGACTGTGGATGCAGTTGCTACTGTGAAGTTGATGGATCTCTCAGTTGAATCTGAGTATCAAATCAATCGTCAGGGTACGCTAATCGTGTCTAAGTACGCAATGGGTCACAACGTGTTGAGACCTGCGGCTGCTGTGTCGATACATCAATACAGCTAAACGCTGTTAATCTTAGGGAGTACTTTATTATAAGGTACTCCCTTTTTTTTACTATAAGGAAATAGAATGGCAGATTTAAAAAGAATGTCCGAATTGGATGCAGTAAATCTGATGCTAATGACTATTGGAGAGTATAAGGTTAATGATCTAATTAATCTAGCTGGTCGTTCTGATGCTGCTATTGCAAAAGACATTCTAAATAACACATCAAGAGCAGTTCAATCTAAGGGTTGGACTTTTAATACAGACTTTGATGTTATAATGAAACCTAAAACTGGTACTGGAGAGATAGAACTAGGTGGAAATATATTACGAATAGACACTACTTCTTCAGTACGTAGTAGTCAAAAAGACATTATTGAACGAGCAAATAAGTTATACGATAGACAAAATAATACCCATGTATTCACAGATAATGTAACAGTAAATACTATAACATACTTTAACTTTGAAGACTTACCAGAGTCTGCACGAAGATTCATTGCAGTCAGGTCTGCTCGTGTATTTCATGACAGGGTTGTGGGGTCAGGTGAGTTACACAGGTTCTTCCAAGAGGACGAAGGACAAGCATGGTCTGAACTGTTAGAATATGAATCTAATGTAGGAGACTACACAATATTTGATGCTTACGATGTCTACAGAGTAGTAGAGAGAGATGTAGGAACAGCCCTTTTATCATAAGGAACAATGCCACTAATATCAGGAACAATCCCAAGTTTAATTAATGGGGTTTCACAGCAACCAGCAACACTCAGGTTACCAACACAAGGTGAAACACAGGTAAACGGACTATCCCACATTGCCAGAGGTCTAGAGAAGAGACCTTGTACTGAGCATATTACTGAGATAACAGGTGTAACATCTAATGATAGTGATGATGTGTTTATTCATACCATCAGGAGATCTGAGGATGAAGCCTATGCCATGATTGTTAAAGGTGGTTCAACTAATGGTGTAAATGGGGCAACCTCTACTGTTGGTACTGAAATGAAGTTAATTGATCTCACAGGTTATGCAACAGGTATAGCAGGTGAGGAAGTATTTGTTAGAAGTAATACAACTTCAGAAAATATAACAGGATCACACAGTTCTTCATCCTTAACATGTACAGGAGCCACATCAAACACTATAACAGCTACAGGTCATAAATTAGTAAATGGAGATGTAGTTCAGTTTACTACCTCAACCACACTTCCAGCAGGACTATCTTTACTAACATCTTATTATGTAAAAACCAGTAATGTAAGTGCTGGAACTTTTGAAGTATCTACTTCTAGTGGTGGAGCTACTGTAAACATAACTAATACTGGAACTGGAATTCATAAAGTTGAGTCATTTACCAA